GCCAGGCGCGCAGTGGAGGCGGGATCTACTTCGAGTAGGCTCGTTAACATTGCAAATTCGGTCACACGAAGTGCATCCGAAGCCATTCTGATTAAACATTTCGCTATAGATCCGTCTATACGCGATTTGCTTAGTCTCCATGGCCAGCTACAGAACCTTGTAGCTAACGTTCAGCATGAATTTAGGGATAAAGGTAAATCCCAAAATTCACGTCACTATTCTGAAACGATTTCAGATAGTGAGGCAACAACAGCTTTTTCGGGAAGTTCTTCTTTCCTTAAAAAGGGCAGTATTACAAAAGATGTTTTTACTGCCACCCTTGAATTCAAGTACGGTTATAAAGTACGTGAATCCATGGATGCCCTGAAACGTTATTACGGATTAAACTTCAACGCGGAGGTAGCATGGAACGCAATACCTTTTTCGTTCCTTGTCGACTATTTTTGTAAAGTCGGCGATGCTATTTCCAACATGACGACTGACCCGAACGTAGTACTTGATACGCATCAATACTGCGAATCACGTCTTGTCACTGTAAAAAGTGGCATGATGTTTAACGGGTCATGTGCAACGCGTTACAACTGGGCTACCATCATAAATGGTAGACCAGCCCTCAATAACCAGGTAGTTACCGGTTACGAGGGAACTCTGTACGAGCGCAGGGTTGTGCCACCCCGCAAGGGTGTGGCCTTACCGAGGTTGAAATTACCTTCGGTAAAACAAGCCACAAACATAGCTGCGCTTGTGAGGTGTATGTGGTAAAGACTAGGCGACTTGGACTCCATCCATCCGTGTTCATCACGTGTGGCGCCGTATATGCGGGCGTTAAACGCTTTAAATATATAAATTAGGAAGGATAAAGACCAATGGGCTTACTTGCGAATCCCCTAACCGTGAATGACGGAACTGGTGATCGAATCTTTTCTTTTCGTTCCCAGCGTCCGGACAACCGCAGTGTCATTGGCGATTATGTTGAGACTGCCGCGGAATCGTCCGCGAACAGCCTCATCACCATTAAGCACGATCTTCGTGCTGTCACTGCTCCCCGTGCTCTCATTCAACGTGTTTACAAAGCTGCACCAGCTGCGGGTGATGGTACCTTGTACCAAGTTACCCAAAATTACACAGTTGTTGCATCATCTTTGTTCACGGTGGCTGAGCTCACTGGAGAATTCACCCTGTTCATGGACATCTTGGCTGAAACCGGCCTCCTTAGCGGTATTCGGAACAAACTGATTTAAATCCGTATACCTTATTATGATAAGGAGTAACCATGGCTTTAGATCGAGATGCCACTCTACCGTTGGTTAGGATTGCGTTAGATATACTATTCGCAATTGCATCGGCCCTTGGCTGGAGAACTAGATGGTTAACAAATCAGCCACCAGTTCGGAAGAGCCAACGGAATCTCGCATCACGCGAGGTGTCGCCCGGTCGGCAGACCAAGAGGAAATAAGTCCACCGGATACCACGATTCTTTCGAGGTACATCGAGGGGCTCCTTGACGACATAGCTAACCAACTCACCTCTGTATATCGGCGAGCTGACTTTCTTCGTGATAGATTAAATCTATTACGGAGATTGAACTACGAGGGATCGACCTTTGCAACGTCGATACTCCCCGTCATCTTCGATGGTACTATACGTATCCTTGAAGGTGGAGCTGCATCTTTCCCTGGCTTTAAGACTATAAGCCGTGAGGGAATCACTTACCCAGTACTTCTAGGTGGGCTAGTGAAATGCATTCTCAAACACCGAGATACGGAGAAGGGAACCCAAGCATTAGAGTGTCTTTATCAACTCTCTTATGCCTTTAAAAAGGTAATTGGTCCCTACTCGGAGAACGTAGTTCTCAAGCAGCTGGAGGACTTCATAGCGGTTGATGCTTCGCTTAAAGAATATGATTATTTAAGCGAGCCGCTGAGAGCCATCACAGGACGTGCTCGTGAGATCATCACGACTGTTCTGCGTGGATTAGATCCCACGGATCCAGATCAAGCTCAGGATTTTCTTCCTCAGCCTGGACCTGGGGCCACTAATTCACCTCTCAAGAAATCTGAGCGATATGAAGCCCACTCAGATTACGTTCAAATTAGTGACGTTGTGGATATGGATGAGTGGTATAGACCACCATTCTGTCCTCCTAGATTATTTTACTTAAATCTAGGTGGACAACCGCAACAACATGTCATTAGGCCTCGCAAAAGAGCCGCGCTAGCGCGACTCAATATACACGATGCACCAACCTCTCGCTTCAAATTAGTTCCAAAAACTAATAGAAAAGGGAGAGGGATCTGCATCGAAGAGAATGAAGTACAATGGCTACAACAAGCGCTTCGTAAAGCGCTTGTTAAGAGGATAGAGTCACATCCTTTAACAAAAGGATATGTAAACTTTACCTCCCAAAATATCAACAGAGAGAAGGCTCTGGACGGATCCATTGATGGATCAAAAGCGACGTTAGATATGTCGTCGGCATCTGATCGCATTTGGAGATGTCTAGTTGCCTTCCTTTTTGGTAAGAACAAAAAACTGCTAGATTTTATTCTGGCATGTTCAACCAACACTGTTGAGCTACCCGATGTGATCGAAGAAACCTTTATTAATGAACTACCTATTAATAAAATTTCTCCGATGGGTAGCGCCATTTGCTTCCCCATTATGGCACTTGTTCACTTTTCTTTAATCAAGGCCATATTGGAATTCTCTGTCGTGCCACGGGAGTTAATCAAGGATGTATACGTTTACGGCGACGATATTATTGTCAACCGTGAATGTGTACAAGCGATTTACGACTATTTGCCGTTGTACGGAATGAAATTCAATGAAGACAAATCATTCCATAAATCGCTATTCCGAGAGTCCTGTGGCTTACACGCCTATAAAGGCCGTGATATAACGCCAGTGCGGTTCAAAATCGCACGCAAGAATCTACGACTCTCTGATGTTCCGGGAGTTCTCCGCCTCGAAGAGGCTTTTTATAAAAAGAACTACCGTAAAACAGCAGAAAGACTTCGAATCGAGGTGCAGCGTTGTTGTATCGGGCATGGAATTAAAGATTTCTATCCCGTGTCAACAACGTCCCAATTGTTGGGATTTTACCGTCCTGACAATGAAGCGAGCCTTACAACATTCAAGAGTATCGTTGAAGGTAAGTGGCACCGAGACGTACAGGACAAGCCTTATTACGCCTGTAAGGTGTATACGGTACCGGTAATTGCCGACTACAAGGTAGAATCACCTCCTTTAGTTGGTGAACCTGGTTACCTGCGATGGCTTTGTACCCATGGCGAGAGGTCCAAGTTCGTAGAGGATTGTCCATCTGAGAAAAAGTATATCAGATGGAAGACTTTGCCCGAATCCGCTTTAGGCTTTCGCAGTTCAGAAGAACAACTGCGACCTCAGGTGAAGCAATTCACTGAGGAGTGGTCACACTTTCGAGGGTATGACTACTAAGTACGTAAAGCAAGAGAAGGCAAATGGGCGAGGG